TCGGATGCGCTTATCCATGTCTTCATGGGTTCCAGTCTTTGCTTGACTGGTAACACCAGCATCTCCGAAAAGGTACTGGCGCTCACGTGCTGCAACATCCCAAAACTCTTGTTCCTGCTGATACTTCTTAGCATTCTTCTGGAACGTAATGGGTCCGGCAGCTTGAGCGGTGGGCAACTTAGCCCACTGTCTAGCAGCGTACGATAGGACCTTCCAAAGTCCTAAAGCGGCAATGAAGCCGATGATTTTCTTTTTCGTTCCCCAATCAAGCTCTCTCCAAACAACGGAGGGCCGGGGGACGTTGCTAAGGCGATCAATCAAAGCCTTACGTGCACGGTTAATCTTCCAGTACACGAAGCCAACATAGGCAGCAACGACAAATAGAAGTCTCAACATACCAAAGCGCATTCCTCCAAATTCCATAAGGAGGAGGCAGGCAAACACCTGCAAAAATGGCGCCCAAATGGTGTCGAAAACTCCATAAATGAACTGTTTGTTGAAGTAAGCAAGAATAATGCTACCGTTCTTCGAGGACAAAAAGCCCCGAATAAAATCGGAAAGCATAGCACAAAATCTTTCCTCAAGCTCCAAGTACCACGCAGCAACCTCAGAAAGGTTGGGGATACCAGCTTGGGATTCAAGTGCGCATGTCTTGCACATGCTCTCAGGCATGCCGCAATCACACAAAGGCATATCGACCAGTTTCTTCTGGCCTTCAACAAATGCCTCCTGCTTTGCGTAATGATTTGCTGAATCCTCCTTAAGGAACATAAGCAATTCATCAATCTCAATGTCGACTAGCTTCTTGTTGTTCCAAACTACGGGAACGAAATCAACACACACAGTCTTTCCAGTCTTGGTTTTCTTCGAATCACTCGAAGTACCAAGTGGATACTGCGCGGTCTCAACCGTAAATGTAGCAAAGGTAGGAAACTGCTGACCCGCCATGTGGCGAATCTTATCAGTATCAAGCATCTCGGTGCCTTCCTTCCTATACTCAGGCTTGACTTTCTGAGTAATGGTAACCTCAAATCTTCTGTTGATTGACAGCGGTTCATTCGAATAAACGTTGGATTGTAAATCCTTAACATTCGTTGTTCCGCAAACAACATCAGGCTCGATCATGACCTTACCCTTCATTTCCGCATTCGGATTAAGGGCGGCCATAGGCACTTGGTTCAAAAACATGATGACAGACTCAACAGGTGAACCCTCCTGCTTAGATTCATTGGTATTGCAAATATCATCAAGGATTACGCCTTTATGGTGCGTCATAAACTCGCTCTGGAACTTGTCCTGTTGATTGAGTGTGACAATCGCACGTGGCGAATAATCCTTACCATTGACCTTCAAAATGAAGCGCAACAAAGCGTTAACAATGGCTGATTTACCAACAGATGAACCACCAAACAGCAAAATGCCGTAAGGCTTGATACGAATGTGTTCTTTCTTGGAAAGCGTCCTACTAGTCTGCATATCCCGCAACAAAGCGAGACGCCTAGACAATTCAGTTCGCTGTCCATCCTTGCAAGTGTTCAACATACTCAAAGTAGTCTCAATACACTCGCTAACACGGCGATCAA